GGTATTCAGTATCTAGATGATATCGGTATCTTGCCATTTACCAAGTACTTCTTGTCTATGCAAAGAGTGTTGGTTAACTTGGTTCGAGAGCATCCAGTTAAAGTGCTATTGACCTTGATGGGCAATAACTACTTAAACTTGATGCCAACAGTTATGGATGGGTCAGCGATTAATCGCTTTGGGAATAACCCGTTTAGGTCTGGGCCATTGCGATTCATTGGTGCGGTAGAACACATCCTACCCATTAAGTATGCGATGGGGTTGTTTAGGTAACTAGGAATAAGAAAGCCTCTCTGAGAGGGGCTTTCCTTTTACCAGTTTTACTTCTTTTGTGAATGCATATAGCCAAGGATACAAAGGTAGACAATACCTCCTGCCAAGGCAATGCTTAGGATAATACGCAAGAAGAAACCGACCACAATGACGAGTGCAATGAATGCCACTCCCACTATGGTCGCTATGATGGCGAGTACAACAGCACTCGCTCCTTTAAGGGAGTCCATCATAGGGTTTTACTTAACTACCGAATAAGCTGGTAGGTTTTGGTGGAGGATCTATCGGTGCATCTAGTAGGCTCTCCGCCGAGACTGTATTGTTAAAAGTATCTTGAGCAGGAGCAATGCTTCCGACCACGGTACCAACAACACCAGTTTGTACTTCTTCACTAGTGAAAACAGGAAAATCATCTGCATCATCACTGATGCACAGATCAACAATAATTCCATTCTCTTTCCTTCCTGAAGTAAACACGATTTCAACTGTGCGGCCTTGCAGGTTAATACCCAGCTTGGTTACATAGTCTTTAAGGGCTGTATGAATTTCAGTTTGGTTTAGTTGAATTTGCATGGTTTGCTTTGTAATGTTTACAGAAAGGGCATCATTTGCTTGAACTGATTGCTGGCAAGCCCGGCATAGATCGCTGCAGTCGCATCAGCCATATGCTCTGCTTTTGATTCTGTGACGAGCACCTTTCCGTGTTGAAGATAAGTAGGCCAGTTAGCTTCAGGATGCTGATTCATTGCCCACTGAATCATTTCCTGTTTAGTTGCCGTTTTCCTGCCTACACCTGCCAACTTCACCTCCGTTGGCGTGACTTCAAAGAATGGAATCCCTGTGGCGCGTAATGCCCCAAGAATACCCACGCAGATACCATAGGAGGCCATAGCTCGAGCACTTTGGCTTCCTACTGGTACTTCTACGAATATCGCTTGAGCTCCCTGTGCGGCTGCTAGAGCACCAGCACAGAGTTGCTTGGCTGCTTCCAAGTCAACGCTGTTTTGTCGTACCTGCTTACCTTTGGGTAATTCAGGATTGATGACATCAACACTTTGGAGAGTGAGTTTGCCCTGTCCATTCAAAGATAGTAGTCCTTTTACAACTCCCCAATTACGAAGACTTGGATCAAAACCTACTACTTGAATGGGTTCACGCATCGGGTATACCCGCAGTAGTGACAACCTCTTCATCCATCTCAGCCACAAAAGGAAGTTCCCCTAAGATGGCGAGTCCGGTGGTAATTCCGATTAGGAATCCCGCACGGACATCTCCTGTCAGTATCACGGGCTGAGACTGGTCGTTGAGAGTCACTTCTGTATCTTCAGGAATTTCCATGAGCTTTTTCATCTGCGCTACACGATTACCATGCCAAGATGAGAGCAAGGCTACGAACTGATCAAGATCCGTAATGCCGACCGTCTCAGACTGAGCAAGCTTGGTTTCTGGTATAGATTGAGTCATGGTTTTACCTTCTTAAAGTGAGGGTGACTGCTTAGGCTGCGAAGAGGCTCTGTGAGGGCTTCTTAGCAATTGGACTACCTACGCCCTTAGGAGCACCTGCAACGCCTGATCCTGAGCCAGGTTGAGCACCCTTGGCACGCTCCTTAGTCTTGCCAGTCCACTTAGCGTCCCAAGTGTTAGCAAATACGGCTTCCGTAGACTTGGCACGGACTTCAGCTACAGTCATGCGATCTGACGCACGAAAGAACTTATCGATCTCGTTTTCATCACGGGTCTCACCAGTTGCTTCGTACACACCTGTTTGATCATTCTTACGGGTCTTGTCAACATTCTGTTTAATCAGACCTGTGACAATCTCTTTACCCAATAGATCCATCAAGACTTCGACTTTGGTTGGCACCTCAGCCTTAGCATCGTATGAATACACATTGACCACTTTGGTTTCTGTATCCATGGCTGAAATCTCTTTACCAGCAGCAAGTAGACACAAGCTGTTAGCCAAGTTAAAGCCGGGGAGATAGTGTTTGACACCATCTTTCTCGTAGTAGTTCTTGCCACCCTTGGCGGTGCCTGAGCTCATCCACAAGGTTTGACGGACTTCTTTGTTGTTCTGATCTTTCAGACTCAACACTAAGCCCATTGCACCACCTGCAGATTTATTCAGATAAGCCATTGCTACGGTGTGATTGTAAAGACCCGATTCTGCTGGGCCACCACTACCACCGACTGAGTCTTTCTCTTCGCCAATGGTTTCGTCTGAGGTCAGATTTGCGAGCATATTCATAGTTGTAATTCCTTGGATTAATATTTTGATAAGGTTTTTGGTTAGGGGTTCACTTACGCGTAATAGGCGTGTAAGTGGTTCAAGGCTAATTGCATATTGTTGTCCATGAAGGTCTCTTTAGTTTCAAAGAGTCCGAGTGGGCCACGTAGCCTTTCGTTGACTGTTTCCTTGGTGAGCTTGCACTGGAAGACGTACTTAAATCCCAGAGCTTGTTCCTCAGGAGTGATGGTCAACATACTGGAGGAGTAATCCTTGAGTACTTTGAGAGGCACCTTCTTAGAAGCAATGACCACTGAGAAGTAACTCTCAATGCCGTTGTTCTTTAAAGAGCCTTTCACAGGAACTTTAGTTTCCATAATCATCTCGCCCTCATTGAGGGTGTCAGCAGTATGGGCTGTAAAGATCACGTTCTTACTCGACTTCGCTACGTATTGCTGCATTAGGTTTTTAAAGTATTGGGAGAATTGTCCCCATGCTTGCATACCATTTGCTGCGCCATTGACGTAGACTGATTCGTACATATCCATGAGGAAGGTCACACTATCGACAATGATTGTGTGGATCTCTGGCTTACTCTCAACAGACTCAAATGCTTCATACACTTGCAATGGATCTGTGATGACGTACTCTTTGAACTTGGATCGGAAGGGAAGCTTCTTACCAGATTCGCAGTTTAGATACATGACTCCTTCTGGATCGGCTAAATCCATGAAGGAGGCTGACTTGCCTGTAGCGGATTTCCCGCACAGTAAAACTAGGTGGTCATTGAACTGAGTTGCCACTGAGGGTGTCCTTTAAAAAGTGTTTGTATGACACGCACCTAGCGCTTGGAAAGCGCCTTCATGGTTGTCATCATGATGGTTGTCATGATCTCTGCTTCATCTAACTTGTCAGGAATTTTGTCATTGAGTGAAATCACTCGACTACGAACGCCTTCAAAGTCAAAACCAGCATCAACCAAGATCAAGGCATAACGCAACAACATATTGTTACGATTCCCATCGCCTATGTTGTTAATGACCCAACGCTCCAAGTTATCCATGGACTGTTGAGAATTGTGTAATTCTTTACGCTTCTCATTCAGACTGGTCTTTGGAATGAATTGCAAGATGTTGAGCACCTCACCATCGTTGTATTCATAGGCTCCGTTATGAGCAAGCCATTTTCGTGAGCGTTGGTTAGTGGCGGTGTCTACATGGAAAGGCAACCACTCATAAAGATTATTCATAAACTCTTTGTAGTCCTTAGCATCAAGGGCTAGTTCAAAGTTGATCGGCATAATGATTCTGAATCGATTGTCCTGATCCGTATGACGCTTAGTCGTATGGATTAAGAACTTGTAGTCCTTGAGAAGCAACTTAGCGGTACTGATATTGACGCTACCTTCAACGTCTAAGACAACTAAGTTAAATCCTGGAATTGCGTTCTCTTCATTCCTGTAGCCACCAGTTAGGTGGTGAGAGACCCAATGCAAGCCTTGGTTCTGAGTGAGCAAGTGCAGCTTATCAAATGGGGCATACTCTGAACAGTAGCCCGTTGTGATGTCATTGGAATAACCCACAACCATCTTGTTGATATCGGATTCTTTAAGGGTTTCACCTCGAAAGAACTCAATACCATTGATGATTGTTTTTTTAATCAAAATGTTATTGCTGTAGCCATGAGAAATGGCTAAAGACATCATGTCAGCTTTGGCTGGCGGAGTCCCGCGATAGTACGGTAAGTCTTCATAAAGATCAGCTTGTGTCAAATCTGATTTAACACTTGCAATGTATTTTGCAAGCTTCACATGACTTTTATCTCGAGTCAGTAATAGATTTAAAGCTTCACCCGATTCTTCTGCAAGTTTGATAGCTTGATAAATATGTTCTTCGGTGACTTCAGAAGATTGGTCTACAAAGGCATATGCACCTGCTAGTTTTAAGACTTTGAAATATCGGTGGGATATCTCTTTTGCATTAGAATCTTTATGAACACCGTAGTCTTCCGCCTCTCGCTCACATTTCTGCCGATACTCAATAAGTAAAATGCTAGTTGCTTTTGAAATCGTCAAACGACGATGCATATTGACTGGATCTGCTAAGTTTTCAAATAACTCTGCAAGCTGTTCAAGCAGCGCATCATTATCAGTACTTGTTTGGCGGTTATAAACTTCTTCCGCAGTGAGGATGACTCGATCCTTATTTCTTTGTGAATATCCAAAGAAACACCGTCGAGCGTAGCCTGTATCAAGCATTGAATAAAATGCTTTCTCGGTTTTGTCACCATCTAACAATGCGCTGGGGACTCCAAAGAGCAGCATATTGGTTGGCGTACGATCAATGATATTTTCTTTACGAAGGTTCACAGTCGAGTTGACTCGTAAAGAATCTTCAATCAAGCCTACGTCATAGAGTTCTAAGAAGTTATTTAATGCCTCTGTTTCTCCAAGTAGGTTTGTCCCAATCTCATCGATTTGAAGATTGACAGAGCCAGCCTTTGCCATGAGTAGAGAGTGTCGCATTTGAAGGATAGCTGCAGAGGTAGCTTTACTAAAGCTAAACAGGTATGAGCCACAACCTTTAAACTCTGCTTGAACTTTTAACAGAGAGTCATCTGGATCGATGCCATCTCTTGCGGCACGAAACATTGCAATAGATGCAATATTTGCTTCTGCCATAACTGGAAAAGTAGTGTTTAAAAAGCGATCTCTAAATCGCCCTAAAACATTATTCTTCATAATGTTGCAAGACTTGGTTTTTCCAGAACCAGATGGCGCTAGATTCAGGGCATACATATTGACTGGTATATCGCCGCTATCATGTGTAGCAATACTGGTTCGCATGGTAGCTGCAGCCATGCTGAAGTAGTAGCCAACAAGAACTCGAAAGAACTGAGGGTTGCGGTTATCGGTCTTATCGCAGAGAAGGTTTGCTAACTTCTCTGAAATAGGATGATGCTGCATTTGATCTACGGTAAGCATATAAGCGCCTTATAGAATGAGATCACCCTGAGCAATCAGGGCATCTTTTTGTGTACATACAGGGAAGGCTTGGCAGTACTTGCAAGCCGTGACTTGACCAGGGACTTCTTTAACAATGCCCACACTTTTGTCTTCGATATACATGAGCATGGCATCTTGGTAAGAAGTGAAATTTTTAGTGCTGCGAGTAGTCTTTGCTGGATTCTTGTAATACTTAAATACAGCTTCGCTTCGCCACAGATCTTCATCTGAGCACAGAGGAATCTCATCCTCATCAGCATCCCAATACTGTTCAATCTTGTGGAGCTTGCCTCGCACAAATGCATCAGTCTCTTCTACAGACTTCAGATCAAAGACCCGTGTGAGATACCTGCGTTGAGGGTAGGTCTT